CGTCCTCGTCCTCATCGTCGTCATCGCGCGCTTTGCGCTTGGCGGGACGCTCGTCCTCATCGTCGTCATCGCGCGCTCGGCGCTTGGCGGGACGCTCGTCCTCATCGTCGTCCGGTGCGCTCGCCTTGCCCCCACCAGACACCGCGTGCATCGCAATCGCATCGGCCACTGCGGGGCTGTCCATGAGGTCTAGCACCTCGTCGGCCTCGTCGGCTTCCAAGAAACGCTCGGGCTTCCAGAACAGCTTGGGGGTCTCCGCGTCGTCGTCGAAGTACACCTGCGTGACCACATTCTGAATGGCGGTCTCGTTGGTGGCCAGCACCTTCGCGTATGCCTGCAGAGGCATGTCGTCACCCCGTCCGGACCCCCCGAACAGCGACGTCGCGGGCACCTGCAGACCGTAGACAGTCTTGGTGTCGTCCCCTTCCAACAGCACAGCGATACGCTGCGCGAAGCGGCAAGCGCGGCTGTCGCCTTGTCCGGAGCCTTTGATGTTCATGGCGCAGTCCGCGCAGGTCTTGGACATTTTCTTCGGCACATCTGGCGACGGGGTGTCCCCATCAGACGACCAGCAGGTGGGTGACGCTGTGGCGTCGGGGTCGTAGGCGTCTTTGAAGTAGGTGCGGGAGATCGCACCGGCGTCGAGGACAATAATGTTCATCCAGTCTTCTTTGCGCTTGGCGACTTGCTCGCCACCTACGATCATGCGGAAGCGACCGCCTTTGATGCTGATACGGGGGCCACTGGAGCCACCCTGCAGGCGCTTGGTGGCCTCCATCATCTTCTGTTGCGCGCGTTCGCTCAACTTAGGGCGTCCGCCTTCTTTGAATAGGGCTAGAGGATTCTTTGACATGGGTGTTACCTTTCTGAGGTGGAGGTGCCGTCGAGCAGGCTTTCTTCTACCCTACGGACATGGAAGCGATACGTGCGCTGGTGTTTGAAATACGCAGTGTCTGGGATGGCCCCCGACCTCACGAGCTCGTTGAACTTTGTCACGGACATGCCCAGACGGGCTGCCATATCCTGCGTCGTTAGAAACGCAGGAGGTTCCGCTGGCGTCGGAGAAGTCGGGGTGTCAATCATGATTTCCTCACGGTGAGAGCGTACTCGGTGTCAGTTTTCAGCCCGGGCAGCACAGTGTCTGGGTTGTCTTCCAGATACTCTTTGACCGCGCCTTGGTTGAGGCGCTTCTCAAAGAACCCGAACAGGTCATGCGCCTTGATGTGGGCGTGCATTGCCTCCCAATCGGAGGTCCAATACTTGGTTTTCTTGACGCGGAAGAACGTGCCTTCCTCCGTCTTGACGCTGTCGATACCCTCGGTGTTGAGGTGGTCGAGCATCTGTTGCTTCACCTCCTCCAGAGACTCCTTCAAGCCGTCGTCGTAGGACTTGAACTCCTTGGCGAGCTCCGCACGCTTGTCACGGATGCGAATGAAACGGGCAGTAAGTTTTGTGAGTGTAGACATGGGGCACCTTTTTCTATGTTAGTGTTAATAGCAGTGGATAGCAGTGTACGCAAGTACCTACGTAGCAGATTTGCCAATTATCTGTTGGTAGAGGTCAGTGACCTTAGTGTGCAGGGAGATCTTGCCGTCGAGTAACTCGTAGATATGCTTCTCGATGGCGGACCCTTGCAGCTGCACAACGGTGCAGCGGTGGACCTGCCCAGATCGGTGGATACGGGCGTTGGCTTGCGCATAGGTCTCTAGGGACGGCACAGGGGACCACCATACGATTGTATCGGCCGCTGTCAACGTCACACCATGGGCTGCGGCCTGTGGCTGTATCACAAGGATCTCGGGCTCGTTGGTGGTCTGGAACGCGTTGAATATCCGGGTGCGCTCCCCCGCAGAGACCTTGCCGGAGATCACTGCAGTGCTGTGGCCGTCCGCCGTCAGCTTGTCGTGGAGGATCTTGATGCTGTGTGCGTAGGGCACAAAGATCAGCACCTTCTGGGACGTCTCCGCAATAACTTCCTTGAGGACATTGTAGCGTGAGGAGATGTCAAACTCCAAGACGTTGTGGTCGTCGGTGTAAACAGCGCCCCCCGAGATCTGGAGGAGCTTGTTTGTGTTGACTGCTGCGGTCTTGGCCGTCACAGCCTCGTCCGCCGCCTGCATGAGCATCTCCTTGCGGAGCTTCTCATAGTACAGCTTCTGTTGCCTAGTCAGCTCTACATTGCGCTTCACGTAGACCAGCTCTGGTAGATCCAGACATTCTTCTTTGGTGAAGCGGATGGCGGGCTGCAGCGCGTTGTGCACAATCTCGGTGGCGTTCTTCTTGGGGAGCCAGCGAAACCGACTGACCTTGTACTCCACCATATTCTGCCACTCGCCCTTGTAGCGGGGCACGCCGCGCGGGTTGACCAGCCGGGCCAGCCCAAAGGCGTCGAGGGGGCCTTGCGCTGCGGGCGTGCCTGTCATCAGCCACAACCACGTGTCGGGGCCCAGCAGGTTGTACAGGGTTTTCCACCGGTCAGTGGACACATTTTTGTAGTGAGTGCCTTCGTCCACGATGATGAGGTCGAAGCCACCTGCCTTGAGGTCGTCCTGCACCACCTTGAGGCCGTCGTAGTTTATGATGACAAACTCCACACCGGACTGGATCACTGCCTTGCGTTTCTTGGCCGCGCCGTAGGCTACGTCTGCTGAACGGTGCGGCACAAAGCTGAATAGATCTGCGCGCCACGCGCTATCCATGATGGACATGGGGCAGATGACGAGCACACGTGATATCAGTCCCTCGCGCATGAGGAAATCTGCCGCCCACGCAGCTGCGCCTGTCTTGCCGGTGCCCTGCTCGTTGAAGCAGAACGCACGCCGGTGCAGCGTTAGGAACGCAGCTGTGGTGCGTTGGTGGTCAAACGGCTTGTATCGCCCGGGCCAGTTATACCGGCCAAGGATGGGGGAGGGCACCTTTATGCCCATATTGCGCAGGACCATCGCCTCGGGGATGCCCCACTTCACAGCCACTTCATGCTCGCCGATCGCTCCACTGTTGTGGACGTGGTCAAGTACGCGGGCTGGGTTCTTTAGCTTGAGGGTTATCGCGCGGTTTTCAACGATCTCCATCTACTGCGCCACCCGATCCAGCGCGGCAGGCAGTGCGTACCACACACGGATGGGGTCGTCGTCTGACGCGTTGTATGCCTCAACGCTGAGCATATGGCCGCTGAGGTAAAGTTCTTCCAGCGCCTCCACCGACACATGCGTGGCGAGGGCCAGCGCACGGCAGTCCACCACACCATGGTGAGTGAGGTAAGTTGTCACGCGCGTCTCGGGCGCGTCTCCTGCAGGCGCGGCGTACTCGGGTCCAGCCCGGTCGACGCGCACACCACGCCACTGGGTGTTCTGGTGCGTCTGGCGCACACACTTCACCCGCACCGTATCGCCCACGTCCAGACCGCTGGGGGTCGAGGTGCGGGCTGATATGAACACACTGTTCCCATCGGCGGGGCTGGAGGGATCTTCGATGACGGCAAACATAGTTCCGGAGGGCAGCACCGAAGTGACCACCCCTGTGTAAATGTGGGACATGATTATCTCCTATTTTGATTTAGATTTGGGCGGCTTGCTCAGCGCGCCGCCGCGCGCTCGGTTGGTCGATGGGTTCTCTAGCTTATACCCATCTTTGTTTGAGCCCCCTTTGGACAGGGCCTTCTTGTGACTGACGTCTTTCCCAGTGCGGTCGACGCCCTTCTTGTCAAGCGCGCGGCGGGCCCGCTGCCGCTCCATGCGGTTTGCATGCTCGCCGCGCTTCTTCTGCAGTTCGTAGTCTCTCTTATAATCCCGTGCCATCGCTAGATCCCATCAGTTGTTGGCCCCGTTGTGAGGGCACTCTACCACCTGACAGTGCCGTTTGCACAGTCCGGAGGGCTTGGGGTTCCACGTGTCGCTCTCGTGCGCCGCGAGGATCATGTCGTACTCGGCCAGCCACTTGCGCTTTAGCCTAGGCACGTCGTCCGCAGACACCGACTTGGAGATGAACTCCCCCACGTCTACGTAGACCAGCCCGCCTGACACCCTCTCTAGGTTAGGGAACTCTGCAAAAAGCCCCAGTGCCATCAGCTCGATCTGGCGCACGTCTGCGTAGCGCGTGTTGGTCCCCGTCTTGTAGTCCAGCACCTTGGCCTT